TGGAAGTTGCTGTAGGAGGCTAAGAGCCATGACCTATGTGATGACGCCCGGAGTGACCGGGAACGCTGTGTTCGCTTCTGCCCAGCAGCCTGGGCCTTGGGCAAGCGGGTACGTTTCGCCAAACCAAGGGCAAGGCGCGTTGGCCTCGTCTCCTGCGCCGGCCTTGCCGGCGGCGGAATGAACTGGGGCGCGATAGGCACCACGGCCATGGCTACCGGCGCGGCGATGAGCAAGGCGATCGGCGGCGTACGACCAAGCCGAGTCCCAGAGGATGCAGTCGAAGTCGCAGCCAGTGCCGCCGAGTTCGCGGCGCGGATCAGCGACATCGACGCCCGGCAGGCCGAAGACGATGCCCAGTACGCCATTCAGGCTGGGCAGCGCGAAGCGTCGCTGTACGCCATGCGGGCGGGCCAAGAGAAGGAAGCCGGTGCTGCCGAGTTGCCCAAGCGGCACGAGGTCTGACCGCAGGGGAAGGCTCGGCTTCCGAGGTGCTGGCGAGCCAGGAGCTATGCGCAAGCGGCTGGACCTCCGAGCCATCGACTCCGACGCGCTGCGGCAGGCCCAGGCTCTGCGCCCGCAGGCTGTAAACGAACGCCAGCAGGGTCTGCTGGGCCGCGCGTGCCGCCGTCAGCCTCAGGGCCACCCGCCAGACGATCTCGCCTGCACTGGCCGCTACCCGGCCCTCCGCCGGAGTGGTGCCGGGCAGGCCGCGACGATCTACGGCCAGTACCAGACTTTCAACCGCAGGACTAGCTAGCCATGGTCGAAGTTCCCCAGATCGGCCTTCAGGCCGGCGCGATGCCTCAGTTCCAAGCCGGTCAGGCGTCGCCCCTGCGCAGAGCCTCGCTGGCCAGCAGCTTGCCAGCCGTCGGTCAAGGGATGGAGCAGCTAGGGGCTGGGCTTCTCCGGCTTCAGGACCCGAGTCGACGACAGCAAGGCGCGGATCTGCCGAGCACCGCGTTGGCGGAGTTCTGCGCGGGCGGCGATCAGCAACTACCGCAACATGCGCGGCAAGGAGGCCGTGTCGGCGCGTGACAAGTTCGCTCAGGACTTTGAGCAGAAGCGGAAGGAGTTGATGGACGGGTTGGACAACTCGTTCCAGCGGGAGCTTTTCGGGGAACGCGGGTCTGACCGGGCCATGCAGTTTACCTCTGTCCTCGACGACCACTACCAAGGGCAGGCAACCGCTTTCGAGATCGGAGAAGCGCAAGCCGCCCTGAAGACCAACGTCAAGGACTACACCAGCCTGTACCAGTCGCCATCGACTATCCCGCAGGGGCCGGTTTGGAATAACCCTCTGTACCAAGATGCCATGCGGAACGTCGATGTGGTCGCCCGTGCTCAGGGGCTTCCACTCGACAGCGAGCAGGTCAAAGTGATGAAGCAGGAGGTTGCCGACCAGATGCCATTCTGGTGTCCTGGCATCGCTTGCCGAGCAGCAAGATCCGCAGTCGCGGCAGATGGCGCGGGACTACTACAAGCAGAACCGCGACGCCATCTCCTCCAACCTGCGAGGCAAGATTGAGGCTGGCCTGCGCGACATGGACGTTGATGACGATGCGTTTCTGTTGGCTGCACAAGGATTTCCGGCTCCGCGCAGGGCTTGGGCAACCAGTAAGCAGACTCTCAGACCTGTTGCGCTTGCAGGGCGACATCGACGGCACCGTCTACAACGCCACGCTTGCCAAGCTGCCAAGCTTTGCGAGCGTCGAGAAGCAAGGCGATGCAAGAAGGGCGCCAACGCCCTGACGGACGCCTACGAGCAGTCGCTTACTCAAGCCCTTCGCGGCAACGGGCGGACTCGTCTGCGCTGCGTCTCCCGACAGAACGCGACACTCGTCAGCCGGCTACGCGACAAGAACCTACTGCAACAAGCGGAACAGTTCTTTGCCGACAAGGGGCGGTTCACGACAGACGACGGGCAACTCGCTTTCCACAGCAAGTCGGAGGCTGAACCCTGCGGACGCCGCACCGGAGGAGGCGTGGCCGCAAATCTACGCGAAGCAGCGCACGCAGCTATCCGTGCGCGACATGGCTGAACTGGAAGGCATGATGGCTACGCAACTCGGTCTGCCCACGGGCACTAGGCTGCGTAGCGGTTGAACGGTCCAGCAGAGCTACGAGCTTGTTGAGAAGGACGATTTCAACAGGCAGTTGGTCACTGCGGCTACGGGGATGCAGTGGGATGAAACGAAGAAGAAAGACGCTGCATGGAATCAGCAGTGGATGCGCTATGCCCTGCAAGTGCAGGGTCGCCTGAATGCGTCTGGTGTTGATACCAACGACAAGCTGGCGATGATGAAGTGGGCCAATGCGCAGGCTCCGTCCGAGCGCAAGCCTTACCGCAGACGTTGGTGCTGGAGAAACCGAGGTCAACACGCTTGTGCTGGCCGCCAACTTTGACGCGATGTCGCAGGAGCAGAAGTCCGGCATCACGTTCGTGGAGACTGACCAGCAAGGCAACACCACGCGGATGACTCTTGGCGAGTGGATGGGCGATTCTCAGGTGCGTGCGAACGCGCTCAAGAACGCTCGGGATGCCGTCCAGCAGATGCGCGCATCTAGCCAGCCTCAGATGCAGCAGCGTGCCATTGTACTTGATGAAGCCATCGCGGAAGCGGAGGCCAGTGGAGGCCGTTTCACCACCGGCCTCGAAACTGTGATCCGATCGCACTTGCAGATGGAGATGCAAGCGGGTGCTGCCAAGGTCCAGCGTGAGCGGCAGGACGCGATGGTTCGCGCTGCGGGAGCGCAGTCCGTTCGATCAGGCTTGGAATCAACCGGCTTCGACCTCAAGGCGTGGGTGCGCAGCACGCTGCCTGATGACGGGTCGGTCGGCTACCAAACCGCGAAGGACAACGCGGCGAGCTTCCTTCAGCTTGCCAAGTCTCGAGAAGGTCTTTGGCGAGAACGTCACTTGGGCGAATCCAGGCGAAGAGCAGGAAGCACTCAAGCTGATGCAGCAGGCGATTGAAAATGTGTATTCAGTGGTAGGCCCATTGAGCGATCTACCGCGACTGATGAAGCAAGAAAGCAGATTCCCAGGGCAAGAAGAAGCAGTGCAAGTCCAGCGAATGCAGCCGAATGTTGCATCGAAAGAAAACGTTGCTGCATACCTTGAAGCGCAACAGAGGCCAAGCCGAGAGCTTGCAGCCAATCTAGAAGCCGCGCAGAAAGCCAAGAGCGAAGCCGAGACGAAGGCACTCCGCGAGATCCTGAACCAGCAGCGCGAGAACCGGTAACCATGACCGACACGACCAGCCTGTTCCCCGCTCCCGCAAGACCCGCTTGGTCAGCAGCCGCAGCCGCAGATACCGACCATCGTCGCGGCTCCGCCCCCTCAGGAGCCTGCGCAGATCCCGCCGCAAGACCCGGTGTCTCCCGCCTCGTTGTGGGTCCAGTCTCTGGAACGCCAAGAGGAAGACCGGCAGGCGATGCAGTTGCGCAACTTCCGGCAGGCCGTTGAGCAGAACCCGGATCAGGCCGCCCGCAAGGTAGCCGTCGCCAAGGAACTTGGCCTAGACCCGACTGACCCGACGCAGGACTGGAAGATCGCAGAGCAGGTCAGCAAGCAGCGTGACGTTGAGCGCAAGGCGTTCGACGCGAAGTACCCGCAGCTTGCCGCGCAGATGCGCGAGTGGGATTTCGCTGCTCAGGCGTACGACGACCTAGACAACCTGCAACAGATCGAAGGCTTGTGGCAGTGGATCGGGGCCAACTGGAGCCAAGGCCAGATGATGGTTGAGCGCGGCCAGATCGGTTCGCGCATCGCCATGGGCTCGGCGTCCAAGGAGGACATGCAGCGGCTGGAGGAGATCAACAACGCCGAAGCGGCTGCCCGAGCGAAGCGGCTTGTTCTATGGGATGATGGGCGGCACCTCCGAGGTGCTGGGCCAGATGTCCGAGACGCTGCCAGCGTCGATGGCGGCTGGTGCGTCTGCTGCCGGCGTTGGTGCCGTTGCTCCTCCGCTTGCGCTGATCTCTGGCCCCACGGCGTTCCTGCTGACGCAGGCGTTCAGACGGCGCAGATCGAGGGCGGCAACGCCTACCTGGACTACATCGAGGCTGGCCTTGGTGAGTCTGAGGCCAAGTCGTCCGCGCTCATGGTGGGCATCGTGAACGGTGCCGTGGAAACGGCCCTTGGCAAGTATGCCTTGAAGCCGTTTACGGCCCTCGGCGGCAAGCTGGGCAGCAAGGTGATGCCGAAGATTTTCGCGCCGGTCACCGCGAAGTCTGGCGTCGGCAGCTTCGTGAAGTCCTACCTCGTTGGCATGGCTGGCGAAATCGGGACGGAAGTGGCCCAGGAGATCAGCCAGATCGCTGGGCAGGAGCTTGCCACGGCCTACAGCCGCGAGGAACTTGACTCGATGATCTCGTCGCCTGATGGGCGGCAGAAGATCTACGACCGCGTAGGCGCGATCATGTCCAAAACCGCCATGAGCATGGCTGTGCTGGGCCTCCCCGGCCCCATGGCGAACTTCATGGTGGACATGCAGCGTGCCGAGTCGTCGAAGTCCGACACGCAGATCCTGAAGGCGATCGCCCAGGGCGTTCAGGACACCAAGCTAGCCGAGCGCAACCCCGAGTTGGCGAAGCAGTTTGTTGAGAGGGCGCAGGGCGGAGCGGTCCCGGAGGTGTTCATCGAGTCTGACACGTTGCGGTCGCGGCTTCAGGCGATCGACGATCAGGCCACGGAGCAGGGCAAGCTCCAGAAGTCGGCGTTCGATGTCCTGCGCGACATCCTGCCCGATGTGGCGAAGCAGTTGGACTCAGCCGTCGGCAAAAACGACACGCTGACCGCGGTCAGGACTTCGGAGATGGCTACCAAACTGGCGCGCAGCGAAATGCTGTCCGTGCTGATGGATGACATTCGCATCGACCTTGCCGGCATGAGCCAGAGCGAAGTGATCGAGTACCAGCCGCACATTCAGAAGATGGCTGGCGACATGCAGAAGCAGGTAACGGAAAAGGCGCAGGCGGACAAGAAGTTCCGCGACAGCGCGACTCGCCTGCGCCGGCAGTTGACCGCCTCGAGCTCCAAGCCGCTGGTCGCCCGATGGATCAGGCCCGCATCGCCGCCAACTTGCAGACCATGTTCGTCATGCGGATGGCGACGGCGGAGAACATGCTGCCGGAGGCTTGGCACGCGCAACGCGGCATGAAGACCCGAGGCAGCGGCGGCTCCCGCGCCTGCTGTTCGTGAGCCGCTGTGGCTGCCCGCCTTGCCGTGTTGCAGGGAGCGGGCGCAGGCTGCTGCGGTGGCTCCGGCAGAGGGCGAGGCCGCCGTTGCCCCAGAAGCTCAGGCGCAGCAGCCTACGACGCTTGAGCAGGCTGAGGATCTGCTGACCGACCCCAAGGTGACCCTTACGCCCGAGCAACGCACGGAGCTAGAGCAGTACGTTCAGTCGTGGAACACGGCTGGGGCTGCGGTTGGGCAGGAGTTGCGGAGCCGCACCCCCCACCATCACCCCCAACGAGGACGCCGCCTACATGGCCGCTGTCGAAGCTGGCGACATGGAGACGGCGCAGCGGATGGTAGATGAGGCGGCGAAAAAGGCCGGATTTAATATTTTCCGGTATGTTCCATGGAACTCATAGAAAAACCGTCACAAGCATAAGCCCCAAATACGCAGTAGAAGTTCCAGGAGCAGCTTTCTTAACTGATAACCGAGATATGGCAGAGGAATATATTTATCCTCGGGAATACGGAGAGCCTGTAGTTTACGACGAGGATGGCAACGAAATAGAGCCAGGAGTTGTTGTCAAAGTCATTCTTAAGGCGGAAAACCCTTTCATTTATGACATGGGTGGGCGTGTTGGTGACGCCATTGAAATGTCGCGCATTGTCAACGAAGCCAAACGGCTCGGTCATGATTCTGTTAGATTTGATAATGTGCGAGACGGATTGTCTGGATCGGAAAACTTAGGAACATCGTGGGCAGTATTTAACGCATCGCAGATCAAATCCGCCGACCCTGAACCCGTGACTCCACCGGCAAGATCATCCCCCTGTCGCAGCGGTTCGACGTTGCGAAGGAAAGCATTCTCTACAGCCAGACCCCAGACTCCGACATTGGCGGCACCTACAACCGCCTGACCCGCCGCACGATGCTCAACCCGCAGGCGAAGCCGGGCACTTGGTTCCATGAGTTGATGCATTACATGTTCGACACCTACGCCGATGCGATCCAGCGTGGCGTGGCAACCGAGTCGATGGCGCAGGACTTCCAGAAGCTGCTGGAGTTCGCGGAGTTCAAGGGCGACTTCGCTGCGTACCAAGCCGCGCCCCGTGACCAGCAGCGCGTGATCCACGAGACGGTTTCCTACGCTTGGGAGCAGTGGCTGTACGAAGGCAAGGCGCATCCGCCGCAGTACATTCGGATGTTCCGCGCCATCAAGCAGTTCTTCACCGACACTTGGAAGAGCGTCGAGGAGATCAACAAGACCTACAAGATCGAGACGGGCCGCGATCTCCCCGGCATGACCGATGAGATCCGGCAGGTGTTCAACCGGATGGTTGCCGGTGAGAGCCAAGCCAAGATGGGCCGAGGCGACGCGGGCGGCTGTGCCCTTGTTCCTGAGCCGTGAGCAGTGGGTCGCTTTCGGTAACCCTGCCGAGGACTGGGATCGCTACAACGACGTTGAGCGTGGCCGCATGGACGAGGCGGCGGCGCAGTTGATGCGTATGGGCATCGACGCAGTTGTCGAAGCTGGCGCGAGCGGCGACGAGCGATTGAAGGCGTTGCAGCGTCGGTTCGAGGAGGTGCGCGCCGTGATGCGCGATGAGGCCGTTGCGGAGGTTGAGCTACGGCAGGTTGAGCGTCTGCGGTCGTTCTTGAAGGACGGCACGATGACGGACGCCGAGGGCGTGACCTCGCAGGAGAAGCGCAAGGTTCACAAGCTGGACCGTCGTGCGCTGATTGAGATGCCTGCGGCGTTGACCGAGTTGGAGACTTGGATCAACGGGGAGGTCCAGGCAGCGCAGCGCAAGCTAGACATCTTGGTCGGCATGGAGAAGCAGCAGTTGCGCGTGCTGGCCTGAGAAGCCGAAGCACCTTGACCCGCTTGCCCCGCAAGACGAGGCGGGCAAGGCACAGCGCGCCCAGGTGCTTGAGCTTTGGGAGCAGGACGTTCGCCGCATCAAGGCGTTGAACGAAGACGCTGTTGCCGCCAACGCAGAGCGCGACGCGATGGTCAAGGCTGCCCGCGAGGAGCTTGCCACGGCCAAGGGTCTCTTGAAGGTCATCGACCGGAAGGTTGAGCGGAAGGAGGAAGCCCTTGCCGGTCGCAGCAAGGTGTCGGAGTACTTGACCGAGGATGGTGCTGACCCCGGCATGGTGGCGCAGCAGTTCGGCTATGAGTCGGTTGAGAAGATGGTCGCCGACCTCATCAAGGCACCTTCGATGGACGAGGCCGTTGAGAAGGTCATCGACCTGCGGATGCTGCGCGAGTACGGCGACCTGACCAGTGCCGAGGCCATGGAGGAAGCCGTCAGTGCGTCGCTGGTCAACGAGCACAACACGCGCTGGCTGACGATGGAGTTGCGCGCCTTGGAGAAGAAGACCCGTGGCGGCGCGAACGCCGAAGCCGATCTTGCGCAGCAGGCTCAGGCGCAGGAGCAGTTGCTTCAGATGAAGACGGAGTTGAAGGCTGTCCGAGCCGAGCGCGATGCGGCCAAGGAAAGCGGAGACTCTGCGGCACTTGCAGCGGCAGAGGCGAAGATCGCCGGCCTCAAGCAGCAGCTTGACGAGATCCGCAACAAGGCGGAAGGCGCGCTGTCCATGCGGATCATGCGGGCGTCTGCGCGGATGGCTGCCGCTCAGGTGTTGAGCACGCGCGCCGCAAGCACGGTGCGGCCTGCGTTGTCGCAGTCTGCCGAGCGAAGGTCTAGCCGCGATGCGCTGGCGAAGCTGACGGACAACGACCTGCCTGGGGCGATCCAGGCCAAGCGTGAGCAGTTGTACCACAACCAGATGGCCGCGCGAAGCTGTTTCGATTCAGCGCGAGTACAAGTCAACTCTGCGGTGGTTCAACAACTTCTTCCGCAAGAAGGACAAGGTTGTCGCCCGTGGACGGTCGCTTGAGTACGTCTACGCGATCCGCGCCATCCTGCTGGATTTCGGTGCTGGAGGTACGCAAGCGCAGCGCGACAAGCGCATGAACGACGCGCGCGTCTGGCTTGGGCAGTTGCAGAAGTACGAGCCTTCTGCCTACGCCGAGATGAACCGCTTGATCGGAGAGGCTGCGGCCAAGAACAAGTCGGTCAAGGAGATGACGATTGAGGAGATCCGCCGCCTCAAGGGCGCGGTGGCCTCGATGTGGGCGGAAGGCGAGCGCGACAAGTCGATTGTGGTCGAAGGCAAGCGGGTAGCCGTCGAGCAGGCGGTTGCTGAGATCACGGAACAAGGTGCCAAGCTCGTCAAGAAGGGGCCGCTTCCTGGGCAGAATAAAGCTGTTACTCGCTGGGAGTCTTTCATCGCGTTCTTCCAAGGCATCCGAAGCTCGATGCGCCGAGTTGAGTCGCTGCTTGACTCGTTCGACGGAAATCAGCCTGGGCCGTTTACCAAGTATTTCTGGCGTCCGATCCACAAGGCGATCGGCCAGTACCGAAACAGCCGCGACGAGGCGTACAAGCAGTACGTCAAGATCCTGAAGGATCTACAGCCTCACCTGTCCGAGGAGCCGATCGACGCTACGGACTACATCGACTACGTTTGGAAGAACACGCAGGAGCTTGTTGCTGCGATGCTGCACACCGGCAACATGAGCAACAAGGCGAAGATGTTGCTAGGCGGTCGCCCAGGAAACCCGTGGGCTGTGTACGACGAAGAAACCGGCGCGATCGACGACTCCCGTTGGCAGCAGATGATCCGCGACTACGTTGCGCGCGGCATCCTGAAGAAGGAGCACTTTGACGCGGTGCAAGCGATCTGGGATCTGACCGAGGAGATGAAGCCCGACATTCAGCGGGTCTACCGCATCAAGTTCGGGACGTTCTTCGACGAGGTTCCTGCCGAAGCGTTCACCGTCACGTTCCCAGACGGTTCGCAGGCTGCCTACCGTGGCGGCTACGTTCCTGCGCGCGTTGACCGCGACCTTGTGTACGACGTTTTTGATCCGGCCAAGAGTGCGGAGGTCGATCAGGAGTTCAAGGACTCCATGCCGACCACCGGCTGGGGCTTCACGATCAAGCGAATGGACGGCTACAACAAGCCGCTGGACTTCGATCTGAGCCGCATTCCGCAGCACATCGAGCACGTTCAGAGGTTCGTCCATCTGCAACCTGTGCTGTGGGACATGAGTCGTCTGCTGCGCGACGAGAACATCAAGAGCATGTTCAACGCGATCGACCCGACGATCATGCCCAACACGATCATCCCGTGGCTGGAGAAGGTTGCGTCGCAGCGCACTGGCAAGACCAGCGGGATGCCAGCACTTGATCCGTGGATCCGCATGGTCCGCAACCGAGCTGGCATGGCGATCGTGTTCGCCGAACCTGAGCAACGCGGCACGGCGATCTACTGGCCTGCTGTTGGCAGCAACGAAGGTCAAGGGGAGCTGCTTGCGCGGGGCGTTGAAGCGCATCGTGGTCGCTAGCCAGCAGTCGCGTCGGGTGATGTACGACGAGATCTCGCAGAAGTCGCAGTTTATGGACCAGCGGTTCAGGACTCAGATCTTTGAACTGCAAGAGTCGATGAACGAGGTGCTGGTCAACCCCAACAAGTTCCAGAAAGCTCAGTCGTGGGCGGCTCGGCACGCCTACTTCCTCCAGCAGTACGTCGCAGAACTTGGTTGACGCCACGGTCTGGAGCGGTGCATACGAGCAGGCTGTTGCCGAAGGGCAGGCCGAGGCCGAGGCTGTCGCTCGTGCAGACGCTGCGGTGTCGCTCACTCAAGGCGGCGTGCAGCCGGAGCAGATCAGCGCGATGGAAGGCGGCACCGAGTTCATGCGCCTGCTGACGCAGTTCACCGGCTACTTCAACATGATGGCGAACTTGAACGGCACCGAGTTCGTCAAGATCATCCGCGATGGCGGATGGAACAAAGGCAAGGGCAAGCTGTTCTATGCGTGGCTGTTCGCCTTCGCTGCACCGACGATCGTTGCCGGTGCCATTGCCAAGACGTTCGCAGGCAAATGGGACGACGAGGACGACGACGGCTACCGAGACGAAACGGGTCTGTGGCTGCTCGATGTCCTCGGGCGTGGCGCACTCAGCATGGTCCCGTTCGGCTCGTCGGTCATCGCTCCGCTGACGATCAACAGGTTCGACGACAACACCTGGAACGACCGCGCCCTGACGGCTCCGGCGATCAACATGCTTGAGCGCATCGGCGGCGGCGCAACCGATGTCATCAAGGCGATGCTCGACGAGAACAAGGATGTGAGCGGGCGCAAGATCCGCGATGTGTTCACGGTCGTGGACATGGTTGCCGGCATCCCGATCAGCGGCATCGTGTCGCGTGCAGCCTACGGCGTGGAGACGCTGACCGGCGTGCAGGAAAACTACAACTGGGCGGATGCCGTGCGCGGCACCCTGACCGGCGTAGCTGCCGAAGGAACTCGGCAGAAGTAGCTTGCAACTTTCGGAAAGGCTGCTAGAAAGCCTGCTCGCACATCGGCTGCGCGGCCCAGAACGAGTGACCGAGGCGTAGAGGGACGCATGAGGTTCAGTAGGAACGGAACGAGAACCTGGACCGCGTAGCCATCTTTTGCACACCACCGGGGCGGCCCGCCGGCCATGTCTCCCAACTCCCTTCCCAGCCTGAGCAGGCCGCATCACCTGCTCTCCCGGAGGGGCCGCCCCGGATTTTCTCTCAGCCGGTTCACCGCATCGGCACCGGCATCACCGAAGCGGACCTGATCTGTGGCTACTCCGGCTACGCCTGATTTCTCCGGGTCGATGTGGCCGCGTCGCCCTGAGGACGAGCGACCCCATCTGGTGCTGGCCTGGGTGACGATCCTGGCGGCCTTCTGGGCCATCCTGGCCGCCCTGCTGTGGGGCTGATCTTCTCGCCCTGCCCGCGCTGCGGGAGGCCCACGGTCGTGATCCGTCCTGCCGGCGAGGAGCCGCAGCGCATGGACCAGTTGACGGCGATCTTCGTGCGGGAGCGGGACGGAGAGGGCGGGACGGTCTGGGCGCGTTGGAAGGACGCTGACCTACTGACGGCGCACGTTTGCCTCGCCTAGGGCTTGAGGCGGTGGGTCGTTCCGCTACGGTTCGGCCTTGAGCAAAACTAAAAACCTAGGCATGACCTTGACTCCTCCCACCGATCCGTCTACACCTATGACCATGACGCGCACCCAAGCAGCCGAGGCCGGCCTTGTCCACTACCACGGGCGTCCCTGCCCGAAGTGTGGCGGAACGCTTCGCTACGTCTCCTGCGCCGTGTGCGTTCCTTGCAACACCCAAGCCGCCAAGATGCGGAGTGAGTCGCTGCGCAAGGTTATCGAAGAAGCTCGCAAGAGGTAGCTTGTACTACTACTCGTTCCACATCGGGGACTACTCGGCGCACACGAAGCACCTGACTCCGATGGAGGACTTGGCCTACCGCCGCCTCTTGGACGCCTGCTGCGTTGGGGAGGGGCCTCTTCGTGGGAAGCCCGCCGAGTCGCTCGGCTCATCGCTTTGCGAGAGCATGTTGAAGCTGTCGAGTCCGTTCTGAAAGAGTTTTTCGACGAGGTGGACGCCGACCTCTGGATGCACGGGCGTTGCGAAGCCGAGTTGGAGCGATGCCGCGACCGATCTGCCATGGCCGCGAAGGCTGGACGGATCAGTGCCCAGCGTCGAAAAAGCAACGGACGTTCAACGGTCGTTGAACAGGCGTTAACGAGCGTCCAACGGACGTTCAACGCGAATCCAACGAACGTGCAACTACCCAATACCCATTACCCAAGACCCAAGACCCAGAACCCAAGACCCAGAAGAATATACACCGCCCGTGCGCGCGGAACGCCCGGACGATGTGACCGAACAGGTCTGGGGCGAGTTTGCGGCTCTGCGCAAGGCTCGCAGGGCACCAGTGACCCCGACCGTCATCGCCGGCATCCGAAGGGAGGCCGCAAAGGCCGGCGTAACGCTCCAGGATGCCCTACAAACCGTTATCGAGCGCGGGTGGCAGTCCTTCAGGGCAGACTGGGGATCGTCGAACAGCGGGCCAGCAAGGGCCGTTAAAACGGAACGCCAGTTCCTCCCTGGGATGTACGGGAACTCCAACGGAGACCTAGTGTGATGCTGCAACGAGGGCAGAAGCGTGGGGCATCGTGCGACCAGCACGGCCAGTTCGAATCCGAGCAGATCGGACTTTTCAGGGAGGTCTGGAGCAAGTGCCCGGTGTGCGAGAAGGAGGCCGAGCAGGCCAACCTTGCTGCCGAAGCACAGCGCGCTGCCGCAGAAGCGTCGGAGCGTAAGGCCAACACGTTCGAGGCTGCCGGCGTGCCGGTGCGCTTTCGGGACCGGACCTTGGAGAACTACACCGCCGAGTCGGAAGGGCAGAAGTTCGCGCTCAAGTGGGCGCAGGAGTACGCCTACAACTTCGACGAGGTTTTGCGCGAAGGCCGCAGCATGCTGTTCCTGGGTCGGCCTGGAACCGGCAAGACCCACCTAGCTTGCGCCATCGCGTCGCACCTGATCTTCAAAGGCGTCAAGGTCTACTACTCGACGGTGCAACGCGCCCTTCGGCGGATCAAGGACACTTGGAACCGAGAGACGACCAAGGAGACCGAGGGGCAGCCATCGCCGCCATGACGGACATGGACCTTCTGATACTTGACGAGATCGGCGTGCAGTTCGGATCAGAGACGGAGCGGAACCTGCTGTTCGATGTCCTGAACGAGCGGTACGAGGACTGCAAGCCGACGCTGTTGTTGTCCAACCTGCCGAAGCAGGACGTTGCGAAGTACTTGGGCGAGCGCGTGATGGACCGTCTCCGGGAGGACGGCGGGCGCGTGGTTGTGTTCGACTGGGAATCTCACCGGGGCCGGTAAATCTGCTTGATTTTTCCGATTCGATCTGTACGGTAGGGAGCCATGGAAACCATCGACAACGTGACCGCGAGCCGTCGCATCCTTGAGCACCTGCGCGAGGGACGGCTCGTGCAGGGGGCGTTCCACGACGAGAAGGCAGGCCGCGCACTGGCTTGCGTGCTCGGGGCGATCAGCCACGACATCGGGTCGTCGGCTGACTGCCCAGCAGCCGTCATGCCGGAGTGGCTGGCAGGGTTGACGGTGAGACTGTTCGACGCGCCGATTGAATCCGACGCACTGGCCTGGGCGGGCCGCTTCGGCGCGCAGATGGCACGATGGCACACCTTTGACGCGGCGGCGTGGGAGCGCGTGCGAGCGACGTTCTGCGCGGCGTGCGTGGCCGACGCGAATGCAAGCGCAGCCGCAGCCGCCGCCGCAGCCGCCTACGCCGCCGCCGCCGCCGCCGCCGCCGCCGACGCCGCCTACGCCGCCGCCGCCGCCGTCGCCGCCGACGCCGCCGCCGCCGCCGCCGCCGCCGCCGCCGCCGACGCCGACGCCGCACGCCGCCGCCGCCGCCTACGCCGTCGCCGCCGACGCCGACGCCGCCTACGCCGCCTACGCCGCCGCCGCCGCCGACGCCGCCTACGCCGCCGCCGCCGCCGCCGCCGCCGACGCCGCCGCCGCCGCCGTCGCCGCCGACGCCGCCGCCGCCGCCGCCGCCGCCGCCGCCGACGCCGACGCCGCCTACGCCGCCGCCGCCGCCGCCGCCCGCTCCGCCTGCTGGACCCGCCTCGGCACCGCCCTCTGCGACGCCATCGACGCCGAGTTGGCGGCCGCGAGCGACGGAGGTGCGCCGTGATTAAGAAGTTCACCGATAAGTGGCAGGTCCATCGAAGCGACGGCGCGCGCGCGCTTCGCGGCTAAGCACCCAGACGACTACGGCGAGATCGTGAAAACGGTTGTCGAACTGCTTGCTGGGGACGACGACGAGTTTGGCACCCTCGATCCCAGCCGCATCACGGAGATCGACCATGGCGATTACCAAGGAACGCTGCTGTTCGTGATCGCGTCGAACAATTACCAGCCGGACACCTTCTGGTACGTCAAGGTCTCCTATGGGTCGTGCAGTGCTTGCGACACGCTCCAGGCGATCCTTGGATACGGAGATCCCGTGACCGAGCAGCAGGCAGCCGACTACTACGTTCTTGCCACGCACATCGTGCAGGGACTGAAGGAGATGCCGTGAGGAAGCAGACGCTCACACTCTGGGCAGTCACCGGAGAAGACGGGCACATCGCCTTCGATCATCTTGTGCGTCACCCGTTGCTGTATGAGTCCGAAGTTTTCGCGTGGAACCGCAAGCGAAAGCTGGAACAAGTGGAGCGCGTCACCGTGACCATCGAACCGATGAAGCCCGCGAAGGGCAAGGAGCAAGAAGTGACCGACCCGATTACCCCACCCGCCCAGGCCGGCGGGCAATCCGCGGGCAATCCGCGGGCAATCCGCGGGCAATCCGAAGAAGGACGCAAGATGCACTGCATCGAGGCCGTGCTCGTCGAGAACGAGACGCTGCGCAAGATCGTCAGCGACTGCATCGAGCAAGGCACGGACGGCCACTCGCACCCGGCGTGCTCGTTGGAGTTTCTGAGCTATGCGCCGCGAGAGGTGGCAGCGGTACGGCGGCAGCGCGACGACGCGCGCGCAGAAGTCGATCGGCTGCGCGCCATCTTCGACTGCTCCAGCCACTCGTTTCGCGCAGATTGGAGTCTCGGGCGCGAAATGGACAACAAGGAGCAAAAGCCGTGACCGAAGACACAGAGATGAGCGACGCTTCAGCCGACGCGATGGTCCAGGCCATGCTGCAAAGCTGGAAGCGTTCGATTGACGAGGTTGATCGGCTGCGCGCCGAGAACGAACGCCTCCGCGAGTTCGAGCGGCTGGCGAGGGATCTGGTCGCCAAGTGGCGCGATAACTGGGGGCCGGTGAAGATCGTCGAAGCCGTGGAGGCTTTATGCGCTGCGGTCGCCAGGGATCCGAAGCCATGACCGACATCGACAAGCTGGAGGCGTTGCGTGCAGAAGCGACTCAAGGCCCGTTCGAGTACTCCCGAGCCTCCCCCTGGGTATAGCAGCGGGTTCATCTCCTTCACGGTGCAGTGGGAAGGCAAGCCCCTGCGCGGAGAGTTCCCTGCCACGCGCGCCGACGATGAGTACACCGTCGCCCTGCTCAATGCCGCCCCCGCCCTCATCACCGAGATCCGCCGGCTGCGCGCCATCGAGGCGGCGGCGAAGATCTGGATGGAGTGGGGCGGGCACTGTCCCACTTGCTTGTTCACGCGGCTTATTCAGTCTGACCCGTTCATGCGCATCGACCCCGTGGACTACTGCGACTGCGGATGGTCCGCTGCGTACACCGCGCTCGCGGAGAAGGAGCAGCCATGAAGAGCAGCACCAATCCATTTCCTAACGAAAACTGCAAAGGTTGTCTTTGCACAATCCGAGAGCGCTGCCATCTGGCGCAAGAGTGGGAGGCCGAACAAACTCGCAGAGAACTTGCCCGCCTCCGCGCCATCGAGGCGGCGGCGAGGAAGGTGGCTACGGGTGACGCTTGGGCGAGCGTATCCCGTATTGGGTACGTCGAAGTGCAGCCGTCGCTTAACGACTGGTGCGAAATGCTTGCCGCGCTCGCGGCGAAGGGGGAGTGATGGACGACGACCGAGAGTTGGCGCTAGTGCGAGTTATGCTGCAAAGCTCGAAACGGTACACGGATGAGGCGGCGGAGTTGAGTGTCGAACTCGACCGCCTCCGCGCCGAGAACGACCGCCTCCGCGCCATCGAGGCGGCGGCGAGGAGTATTCGCGCGTGTGCGACCTCGTCCGTGACGAGTACGCCGGCCAGTCGATCACGCTGTTCGCCGCACTACAGGCCGCGCTCGCGGCGAAGGGGGAGTGATGGAACAAGAGCAACAGAACGTCTGGGAGCGCGTTGACGTTGGTCTACGCGAGTCCGCCGATCCGCACCACGAACGCTACGTTCGCCAAGTACGGGAGAACTGCTGGATCAGCGTCCTTCACCGGATGACCGGATTCGGCTACATGGAGTGGGAGACCGCCCTGTGCTGGCGGCACCCGGAGCGGGAAGGGAGGGAGCAGTTCGAGTGCAACATAATCCGCGGCGACTGGCGTAGCGAGCTAACCGACATGCCCGAAGAGCAGCTTCGCGCGTGGTACGCAGCCAACATCGAGGGCAACCGCAACAGCATGGACACGATTGTCGACGCACTCATGGCCGCGCTCGCGGCGAAGGGGAGGAGTGACCCTAATCAGCCACGACGAGGTCAAGGCGGCGCGCAAGGTGCACCGCTGCGACTGGTGCGAGAACGACATCGCCGTCGGGGAGTCGTACATCCGGCAGCGCATCGCCGACGCTCGTGATGTGCACACGACCAAAATGCACTCGGAGTGCTGGGGGGCCTTCAAAAGGCTCCCGCGCCACGAGCAGGAGGAGTCTTACTGCAACACCTACACGCGCGGATGCACTTGCGACAAGTACGACGCCCACCGCTGCGACACGCCGCAGTTTCACACCGCGCTCGCGGCAAAGGAGCAAACATGACCGACATCGACAAGATCCGCGCCGAGTTCTGCAACTGCCCTGAGTGCCGATGACTCTGTTCTACTCCGATGCCCAAGTGAGGGCGATCGGCGACAACTCCAAGCACGATCCCACCACCGAACGGCTGGCCGAGGACTTGGCCACGCTGTTGATGCTGTGTCGCCATCTGCTGGACGCAGAGGAAATGTGGAGGCAAGTGAGCGATGCAGAAGCGAAGTCCAGCGGCGTCGGCGGGCAGAGGTGCAACGAAGTCGTTGTGTTCAACGGCATGATCGCTGACCGCAGCAATGCTCTTGACAACTTGAAGACGTGCCGCAAGCGGCTACACGATGCGGTGTATGGAGCCGAAAGAAAGAGACGAAGCCGTGAACATCGACGAAGCCGAGGTCTACGAGGCACTGCTCGCCCAAGAGCCGCAAGTCGCGGCGATCGCTAAGGGAACTCAGCGACGCGCTGTATGCCCTGTGCCTGTTGTCCGACAAGGTCGGCGCGGATGACTGGGCGAGCGCGTGCGATTGCTGGCGATCCACTGGGTGAGCGTTTCTGCGCTCAAACGGCGTTCCGCGCCGGGAAGCAGGAGGCGAAGCCGTGACCACCGCCGACAACAACGTCATCCACGCCATGTTCCGCCTGATGGCGCACGCCCAGGTAGGCAGAATCCGCTACGTCAACATCGACGCCAGCGCGCCGAACGGCATCGCTGGGATCACGATGGTGGCGATGCCGACCGCGTACTGGGACCGCATGATCCCGCACGACGCCGAGAAGTTGGAGCACGACGAATGAGCGGCACGGGATTCCACGGCAAGAGCCACTGCCAGCGCGGCCACGACCTGACGCTACCCGACGCCATCGGGTTCGACGGCAACAGCAGCAAGCGGTTCTGCCGCCTGTGCCGCAACATGCGAAAGATGGCGTCGATCAACCGAATGCGGCTCAAGGCACGGTCGTGCCGGCGGTGCATGACGGCTTTGAAGCCAGGGCAGAAGAGCAGCTTTTGCTCGATCGGGTGCGAGAACCAGCACCGCAAGATCAACGTCGAGGACGCGGCTGCCGAAGCGGCTCGGGCTGATCGGCTGCTGGCCTTGGACCGGCTGCTGTTTCGGCTTCCATGTCGTCGGGAGCGCGAGGACATCAAGCGGCTGATCGAACAGGAGAGGGCACGAAAGTGACAACGACGGTCAACATGATCCGCCCAGGCGTGTGGATCGGTGCGGTCATCTGGCAGGAGACGGGTCAGGTGCTGCACCGACGAGGCTGCGACCGACGAAGGAATCGGCTCTGGTAGCAGCGCAAGAGACGGTGGCGGCGATACAACGCGCCATGAGATGAGCTACCACTTGTTCGTCGGCGGCATCCCCAAGGGGCAGCCCGCGAGTTCGCTTCGCCCGCCGTTGGCAGGTTCGGTCGGGACTTCGACGCCCGATGTGGCGGACGACTGGGAAGGCTGCGATCCGTCCAGCCGGCCTGCTGGCGAAGCCTGCGGACGGTCAGCACGGGGCCGGTGTTCGTTCGGCTGGTCTTCTGGATGCCGAGGCCGAAGGACTTGATGCGGCCCAGAGTACGCCGACGAGCCTCCCCGACCGCACAAGAGCAAGCCCGGACATCGACAACCTGTCAAAGGCGGTGCTCGACGCGATGTCGGATTGGTGGTCCGAACGACGGCGTGGTGGCTACTGCTTACGGCGTCGAAATGGTACGCGCCCGTGAACGGCCCGACCGGAGTCGACATCCACGTTCACGAAATGGAGCACCCGTCATGCCGCTGAAGAGCGGGAAAGTCCGGACAAGCCCGTTGGTTCCAACGTCAGCAAGCTGCGCCACGAAGGCTACAAGCAGGCGCAGGCGGTAGCCATCGCCATGGCGAAGGCCGGACGCAAGAAGAAGAAGGGCTAGCGGCGCTTTGCCGCCTCGATCGCCTTGAGCACGACCTCGGGCTTGACCCGTAGGTTGTTGGCGATCATCAGCAGGGTCGCCCGGTTGGGGCGGTGCCGTCCGTGGCGCACGTTGTAAAGGGTGCGCTGCGAGATGTTGAGTTCCTGGGCCACCTCGTCCCAGGTGCCGTCGATGCGGGCAAGCAGATCGTCCAAGGTAGGGTGCTTCATGCACTTGCGATCGTAGCACGGATTTCTGGAAGTTTCTACTTGCTGCCGATCCCGTCGATCTGTATTCATGCGTTGGCATGAACAACGATGCAGCAAGGGAGTTGACCGGCACTCTTCAGCCGGTCGAGCAGATTGTGGGCATGGATCAGCACATCGAACTGGCCGAGAAACTGGCCGAGTTGTGGCCGCTGCTCCGGTGGACTTGCCCTACCTGCATGTGCCTGCGTGCGACGCGAACCCGTTCGACGCCTACCGGCTGGGATCATCGAGCAGGCCGCGAGAACCTGCACCACGCCGTGAGTTGGTACGCGATCCGGTGCGGCGTCGATCTGCCGGCGGCCGCGCCGAATCAGGAGGTGCAGTCGTGAGCTACGACCGCGAACGCTTCGACATCACCGACGAGGCAGCATGGCTTGCCGCGCGGGCTGTCGATCTGACCTCGACGGAGGTCGCCACGCTGTACGGCCTCAACCCGTACTCGACGCTGTTCGAGACTTGGCACCGCAAGAAGGCGGGCGAAGCCGTGCAGCGCACGGACACCGACCGCATGAAGTGGGGCCGCCGCCTGGAGGCGGTGGTCGCCCTCGGCGTGGCCGAAGATCTCGGATGGAAGGCGGAGCCGCGCAAGATCTACCAGCGCATCCCCGGCGCTGCGTCTCGGCGCGTCGTTCGACTTCCAAGCCCAGCAAGAACCGGATGGCTTGGTTGGCCTCATGGAGGTCAAGAACGTCGATCGCAAGGTCTTTGACTCGCAGTGGCAAGAGGTTGGCGACGCAGTACCGAAGCTCCCGCCCACATCGAGCTTCAGCTGACAGGTGCAGTTGATGGTTTCGGGCTCGTCCTTGGGCGCGATCGTCGCGCTCGTCGGCGGCAACGACGCCAAGGTGCTGATGCGCAAGGCCGAGCCGGCCATCTGCGCCGACATCGAGGCGAAGGTCAAGGCGTTCTGGGCCAGCATCGAAGCTGGCACCGAGCCGCGCCCTGACTTCGACCGCGACGGCGAGTACCTGCGGAAGAACATGATCTTCGTCACCGAAGGCAAGGTGCTCGACGCCGATGAGCAGATGCAGAAGGACATCGAGACTCTGATCGACGCCAAGGCCAAGATGGCCAGCTACGAGAAGATTGTCGATGGCCTGCAAGCCAAGCTGCTCTACGCCGCTGGCGACGCCGAGAAGATCACCAGCCCGCTCGGCAGCGCTCGACGTGCGCTACACCGAGCCAAGCCCTGGCAAACTGGTGACGCCCGACATGGTTGGCACCTACATCGGCGCACGCGCCGGCTACCGGCAGTTCCGTTTCTACCCCAAGAAGGCAAGCGATGAGCGACAACAACGTCCCCGCGCCGGCACAGTCCCGCGCGCTCTCTCCGATCGAAGGCTTCCGGTCCACGCTGCAAAGCATGGAGAAGGAGTTCGCGGTCGCGCTGCCGCCGCAGATCCCGGTCGGCAAGTTCGTGCGCACCGTCATCACGACGGTTCAGATGAACCCTCAACTGCTGGAGTGCGACCGGCGCAGCTTGTTCGCCACGGCCATGAAGGCCGCGCAGGATGGTCTGCTGCTTGACGGCCGCGAAGCGGCTCCGTGGTGTTCCGACAAGAACGGCCCGATGGTGCAGTACATGCCGATGATCGGCGGCCTGCTCGAAGAAGCTGCGCAATTCCGGCGAGCTTCTGTCGATCGCAGCCTACACGGTCCACGAGAACGACAGCTTCGAGTACGAGCTTGGCGACGAGGAACGCATCGTCCACAAGCCGCTGCTGAACGGGAACCGTGGTGGCGTCATCGCCGCGTACGCCGTCGCTCGCACCAAGGACGGCGGCATCTACCGCGAGGTCATGTCGCTCGACGAGATCGAGAAGGTGCGCAACGTCAGCCGCGCCGAGGACGCCGGCCCGTGGGCTTCGTGGTATGAGAGATGGCCCGCAAAACCGTGCTCCGCCGCCTGATGAAGCGGCTGCCGTCCTCGACCGACATCGACCAACTGGTCGAGAACGACAACGAGAACTACGACCTGAAGGTCCAGCCCGCCGCCGCGCGCGCCGGCCAACCCCATGGCTGCGCTCAAGGCCAAGATCGGCATCGAAGCCGCCCCGCCGGTCGAGCCTGATCCGCTGCCGCCGGTCGAGGACTTGCCGCCGGAAGCGTAACCCGCTAGCGTCGCCCCCATGAGCACATCCATGCGCCTGACCGTAGACGACTGCTCGCGAGCAGTGCGGTCGGCGCATGGGCCTGTCGGCCTTCTATGCGGAACGCTGGAACGGCGACCGCATGGGTGGTGCGCTCCATCTGCATCGAGGGGGCACATGGAGATCGTGAAGCTGCGCGTATCCCGTACGGGGCGCAAGATCGGAGAGAGGCGCACCACAACGCCAAGATCAGTGACCGCCTCGTCCAGAAACTGCGCGACCTGAACGAGAACTGGGGACTGGGCTGGCGGCGGCTTTCCGCTCAGTTCGAGCTATCCCCGAACACCGTCAAGGCGATCCTCAAGCTTCCGCCGCCGCAACACGATCTTCGGCGGCTACCGAAAAGTTGAGCGGCCGCCTACGGTGAAGCCTGCTCCACAGCACCCGTAGAACCGCCTACGACGGGCATGGAACGAGTTCGCTCGCTCCCCTAGGCAACCGGCCTCGTCCGAATCCTGCGCGCCCTGGCGGGCTGCCACCGGCCCTAGACGCGAACCAGGGAGAGTTCGCTCGCTCCCCTTGGCGACCCTGGCGAAGCGGGACCGCCGTTGCGAGCGCGGTTGAGGGCCGACGGAGCGCGGGGGCCGGGCGACTTGCGAGCGGCGCGGGGCAATACGGGCGTGCCGTAATGCGGGGCGGGGCGGCGGGCGACGAAAAAGTGCGCCGTGCCCTTGACGCGACGATGCCCGGACGCTACCTTGCGGCCGTCCGCCGGGCATCCCGTCCGGCGCTTTCCAGGGAGTAAAACCGATGCAACACGACGAAGACGCTACGGGCGCAACCGCGCCAACGCTAGACGCCTACGGGCGACAACTTGAAGCCGCGCACTTGCCGGCCATCCGGGCGCGGCTCGCCGCGCAATACGGTGAGCACCACGCCTACGGGCGGCAGATGTCGGTTGCGCTTGTCGAAGAACGCGGCTACCTCGCTGTGTACGAACTCGACCGCGCCTACGGCGGCAGCGAGGAAGGCGGTATGGTATTACGACTGCGGCACGCTTGCCGCGTTCGTGCCCGCCGTCCGGTGGCGTTGCTATTACGTCACTCGACGAGGTACCCGGTGATGACGGCCGGCCGACGCCGATCGGCGCGCCTGACGCGGCGCTATCCCGGACGGCGCGTGCATCCATGCGGGCCCTTGCGCACGGCGACCGACTGGCATCCGCGACCGATGCCGCCGTGGCCGCGATGCGCGCCGCTATCGAGCTTGCGCACGGCCCCGGCGCTTCGGCGATGATGGCCGCGTCGGTTCCGTTGCGCTATCGACGGCTGGCGCGCTTCGCGGTCGCAGTGGCGCGACGACGATGCCCGAACAATACTACCCGGCCCGGAGGCCGTCGCTACCGAATGAAAGCCTTCGACTACGACTTGCGCCGACTCGGCGCGACTTCAAGGCCGCGCGCGCAATTGCCGGGCATGTCGCAAGAAGCGGTGGCCGATGCCGCTGGCCTTTCGCGGCATGCCGTGCTGCGGGCGGAAAGCGGGACCGATTGTCCGCTTGTGTCCACGGTCGCGGCGATCGTGGCCGTGACGGGGGCGGACCCCGTGGCCGTGCTGCGGCAGGGGGATGAACATGGCTAAACTGACCGAAAACGGAAGCGCTCGACACGTCTGGCCCGCGCGCGCGACGCCATCCGGCCCGGTTCCGTAGTCTACTGGCGGACGGTGCACCGTAGCGAGTCCGGCATGGCCCGCTGGCTTCGCTTCTATGTCGTGACGCCGGAAGGGACCGTCGCGGGCGCTACGCATTACGTCGGCGCGGCGCGCGGGACGGGTGCGTTTGGAAGGACGGCGAAGCAACCGTTCGCTTTTGCGGTTGCGGGTACTGCGCCGGATACGAAGGCGTCGACGACTTGTCGCGCGCCCTAGGCTACCGGGCGCGGACGCCTTGCGAGCGGAGAGGCTCTGATGCACGGCGACGTAATCGGCTACGCCTTCGACGGGGCGATCTACTGCGCCGACTGCTGCGCCGACGATGCGGAGACTGCGCGGGGCGACTGCGCGTACCCCCTATTCGTTGACGCAGAGGGGGAGCTAGCGGGACGCGCGTGCCACGCGTGCCGCGCGTTCTACGTCCCCGGCGACGGCTGGAACCCGCTCAAGGATGCGGCGGCGTTCCGTTGGAGCCGTTGCACCCGTTGCAATGCGCAACGGCCCTACACCGACGGGGACTACCGGAGCGCCCGGCGCGATGCATGGCGCGGGCGGTTGCCGTGCGGGTGTTGCGGCCAGCGCGGAACGGTGCGTTTCTAGGCTCGCGTTAGAGCCTAGTCGCTACGCTCGCCATCGCCCCGCCGGATGCGCCCGGCGGGACGGTTCACCAGGGCGCAGGAGACTACGATGCGACAGAACGAGAACGAACGGGCCGGCGTCGCCGGCATTCCCCGCCACCGCCTATTCGGCTTGCGCGCCGTGCCGTGCGCGGCCGATACGATTCTCGGCGGCAGGTGCCAGAATGATGCCGGTGGCGATCGTGGTGCATTTCGACGACGAAATGCACGGCCCCGGCGGCCCGGCGACCATCCCGGCTTGCGCGGCGTGCGCTGGCGATGCTCATCCTGCTGCCGGTCGAGCCGACGCGGTATGTGGCGATGGTCCGCCGGACGCCGTGGCACGACGCCGCGCTTGACGCCGCCGACGTCGCCGCCGCCGAACGCTACGCCCGCCACGCGCGGACGGGGGCGGACGTAGTGCGCCCCACTGGCTATTTTGTCGTGCCGGCTCCCGGCTTCTACGGCGACCGCACACGAGTCCCTCGTCCCACCGCACCCTGGCCGCCGCCCGCCGCGCCGCCCGCAGCACCGGGCCGGTGCGCTACGTTGTCCGCGCTCGGCCCGCTGCGCCGTGGTGACGAGTGGTTGCGGGTGTGGGAAATCGAAGGTCTCTACCCGGTCGCGTGGCGGAGCTAGGAGTCTGCGCCACGCAAAGGCCACGCCGCCCGACGCGCGCCTTCGCGCCCGGAGACTCGCCGCCGATCCTCGGCGAATCCACCGATTCGCCTGCGGTCGTCGGCTTCGTCCCGGACGCGAATCCACGCGCCGGATCGGCGCGCGTTCCGTGACGCAGACTCCTAGCTAGCCGGCGGCGTGCATCCGCCCCCGCGCCCGCCGCCATCCTACGGCGGCATGCCGCCGTTGCTACCGATCGCCCCGGATCTGGAAGAATCCATCCTTGCGCTGGTGCGCGAGGGTAAGCCGCTGTCGGCTATCGCGTTACGGCCGGGGATGCCGACGGAGGGAGGATTAGGAGCCATGCCAGCCGCTCCCCGCGTTCGCCGCCGCCCTGCGGGAAGCCCGCGCCGCCGCCGCCGATCGTCTGGCCGAAGAGACGCTCGCCATCGCGGACGATCGCGACGCCGACGACCCCGACGACGTTGCGCGCCGCCGCATGCGGATCGAGGCGCGCCACCGGATCGCGCGAGCGTGGTCGCCAGACGTGTACGGCGACGCTAGCCGCCTGACCTTGCGCGGGATGCATCGGCCCCAGTCGTGGTGACCGACGCCGACCGCGCCGCCCGCATCGCCGCCATCCTGGCCAGCGCCGCGCCGCCCGCTGCCTTGCCCGATGCGCCCGCGCCCGCCGCCCTGCCGTCGCCCGATGCCGTGGGCGACGACGCCAGCTAGCGTTACAGGCCGTTACGTTGCGTGCGCCGTTGCAGCGTCGCCCCAGGGTACTCCCTTCGAGCGTCGCTCGCTCGCTCTTGACCCCCTCCTTCCCAAGGGCAGTTTGGCCAGAATCTTTCGGCAAAGCTGCTTGCAACCAGTGGAGACAGGTCGTCTAAGCTGCTTGAGTGGGCCTCGGGGTTGCTTCCGTGTGGAAGTAGTGCTGCTTGGCCCTTCGCGGATCCTTTCTAGCAGGGAACGTAGTACTTGCTGGAGAGGTGGGTACGCCTCTACCCCTGCGTGTCAAGAGGGTCAAGGGGGATAGGGTCCGGGTGCTAGTTTTTTTTTGGTGATGGTGTAGGATTGTTGCAGGTCGTCGGATGTCGAGTTCTCTGGCATGGCGATCTGAGCTGACCGGGCGGGTCATCTTGCTTGTTGCGGGGTGGCCCGTCCGAACTTACCTGGAGTTGACGATGGACATTGATGCGTTTGAGGCTCGGTTGAACGGGCTGATGGTGGAGTTTGCGGACCACTGACCTTGAGGCGGTGGACTTGGACCCGGACAGCGCGGAGGGTGCTGCGGAGCGTGCTGGGTGGATGACGAAGATGCTGGACGCCTTTGGTGGTGTGGTGGGGCGTCTGTTGTCGGCTGAGTCGGAGTATGGGTCGGTGATCGGGGCTGGCGAGAACCATCCTGACTGGCCTGACGACGCGGGAGTGCTGGTCGATGTTGTTGACCAGCAACGACGCGGCGGAGGCTTTGCGGTCGTTCACGCAGGAGCAGATGGAGCTTCGGCGTGTTGCAGCGGAGAAGGCTGGTTTGAAGTACCATCACCGAGATGAGCGTCTCGGTTCAGATCACTGAGGATCAGATCAAGCGGCTTTCGCCGGAGAAGCTGCGTGAGTTGGACGAGCTGCTGCGGGGGACACTACGTTGTGGCGTCCTCTTCCCGGCCCGCAGCGGATGGCGTTTGAGAGCCTTGCGGATGTGACGGGGTACGGCGGGGCTGCTGGTGGAGGAAAGGGGCTGGCTCTGGATACTCCGATCCCGACACCAAGCGGATGGACCACCATGGGCGCGCTGCGTGTTGGCGATGTGGTGTTCGCCGCTGATGGGTCGCAGTGCTTGGTTGTTGGTGTTACTGAGCCAACGATGCGCAAGTGCTACCGGCTGACGTTTGACGACGGCAGCGAACTGGTTGCCGATGATGTGCATCGTTGGGTGACGCTTTCTGCCCAAGAGCGAGCGCAGTTCACTCGGAAACAAGAAGGCACCATGCGCAGCACAGAAGAAATCGCTGCGACGGTGCGGGACGGGGAGCGTGCCAACCATTCGATCGGATCGCGCTACATCGTCTCCTGCGAACAAATCGATGTCCGTCCCAACACGCTGCATCGCCGTCGATTCCGCATCCAGGCAGTACCTTGCCGGGAAGTCGATGATCCCGACGCACAACACCGACCTTTCGGTAGGGCTGTCGCTGACCCAGCACCAGAAGGTGGGATTTTTCGCCAGAACGGAACTGAGTTGGTGGGCGTGATCGACCGGATCGGGGAGATCCTGAAGACGCGGGACGGCTACAACGGCAAAGACCACATCTGGCGGTTCCAGCGTCCTGATGGGACTCCGGTGCAGATCGAGTTCGGGTCGTTCCCGACTCCTGGCGAAGAGAAGAAGTACCAGGGTCGGCCGCATGACCTGCTGATCTTCGACGAGGCCAGCAACATGCGGATGGAGGCGGTTCGGTTCCTGCTGGGCTGGTTGCGCACCGACAGACCCGAAGCAGAGATGCCGGGCGTTGTTCACGTTCAACCCGCCGACCACGGCAGAAGGCCGATGGGTGGTGGACTACTTTGGCCCGTGGCTGAACAAGAAGTATCCAAAGCCGGCGCGGGCTGGCGAACTGCGGTGGTTCGCGGTGGTGGACGGCAAGGAGATCGAGGTCGAGAGCGGCAAGCCGTTCATGGCTGGCGGCGAGAAGATTTACTCCGCAGTCCAGGACGTTCGTCCCCAGCCGGATCTCGGACAACCCCTACCTGCTAGGGACAGGCTACATGGCGCAGCTACAGAGCCTGCCAGAGCCTCTACGCAGCCAGATGCTGCATGGCGACTTCAGCGCCGGCATGGAGGACGATCCGTTCCAGGTCATCCCCACGGCGTGGATTCGAGGCCGCCCAGAACCGCTGGAAGATGCCGGACAAGCTGGCCCCCATGGACAGCCTGGGCGTGGACGTTGCCCGTGGCGGCAGAGATCAGACCATCATCGCCCGCCGGCATGGGATGTGGTTCAACCAGCCACTGGTTTACCCTGGTACGCAAACGCCAGACGGCCAGACGGTGGCGGCCCTGGTGATGGCGGCCAAGAGGGATCAGGCACCAATCCACATCGACGTGATCGGCGTCGGGTCGAGTCCGTACGACTTCCTGCGGGAGATGGGGCACCAGACCATCGGCGTCAACGTCTCCGAAGCCGCGCGCGGGACGGACAAGTCCGGCAGGATCTCCTTCAAGAACCTTCGATCGGAACTGTGGTGGCGGATGCGGGAAGCCCTAGATCCGCTCAACAACGCCGGCATTTGCCTGCCGCCCGACCCGCGCGTACTGGCCGATCTGGCCGCCCCAACCTGGAAGGCCGTCAGCACCACCATCGCCGTTGCGTCCCGCGAGGAGATCGTTGAGAAGATCGGCAGATCCCCAGACTTCGGCACCGCCATAGTCCTGGCCCTGATGAGTAGCGCGAAAACCCACACCCTGCTGGAAGACTGGCGCAACAACGTCCGGCAGAACGCCGAGTACAACCCGTACGACATCCTGCGGATGGATACCGCGGTAGCGGGTTGCGTCCGTTTCCGCCGCAGTCAGCATGGTCATGCGGAATGCGGTACGCAACCCATGACGATGTGGTGGAACTCACAGCCCTTGCAAAAGGGTTCGTGGATGTTCACCCGATCTGTAAGGGCGTTGCCGTGCCCGAAGTTCCGTGCGACAGGCTCTCAGCAACCTGATCGAGATGGGCGTCATCATCGTTGCCGAGAACGGCGACGGGAAGATCGTTGGCATGCTGGCGGGGATGCTGACCCCGCTCTGGTGCGCGCCCAACATCGTCGTCGCTGCCGAGATGGCTTGGTACATGCACCCAGATCACCGCACCGGCACCAACGCCGTTCGGATGCTCCGAGAGTTTGAGGCATGGGGCGACAAGATGGGCGCAGCCAAGACCGTAGTCAGCAGCATCCCAGACCTCAGCCGCCGCGTCGGCCCGCTGTATGAAAAGCTGGGGTATCACAAGATCGAAGACTCCTACGTCAGGTAACCATGCCCGCTGCAAGTACCATCGTCATCGGGGCCGCTTTGCTGGCGCAAGCCGGCGCAACTGTCTACTCAGCCGAGCAGGGCAAGAGGAGCCAACGCAAGGCCCTGCGCGCGCAGAACGCCGCACAAGACGAAGCCACCCGAATGGCTGTCTCCGAGCGCGAACAGGTGTCCATGGGAACGCAAGCGCATGGAAGGCAAGACGCCAGATGTCCCGCCGCACTGCTGACCGGCGAACAGGGCGCGCAAGGCCGTGGTGCCGCTAGCTCGCTCCTGACCGGCAACACCCGCATCGGTGACCAGATGGACCGCATCGGCAAGAACAAGCTGCTGGGTGAGTGACCATGGACAAGCGCACGCTTCGCCAGCGACTGCAAGAGCGGCACACCGCCCTCAAGACGGAGCGTACGTCATGGGACACGCACTGGCGCGAAATCACTGAGTACCTGCTGCCGTGGTCGGGTCGCTACTACACCAGCGACCGCAACAAGGGCAACAAGCGGCAAACCAGATCGTCTACCGAGCAACACGGCGACGCGCGCGCTGCGAACGCTCAACTCCGGCCTGATGGCCGGTGCCGACTTCGCCTGCCCGACCGTGGTTCCGACTCGCCGCGCCTGACCCGGACCTCAACAACTACCATCCGGTCAAGCTGTGGCTTGAGGATGTCCAACAGCGAATGATGCGCGTATTCCAGCGGTCGAACACCTACCGCGCGCTGCATTCGATGTACCGGACCTGGGTTCCTCGGGACCGGCGTGGCGATCCTGCTGCCGGACCAAGAGAAGACGATTCACCTCTACCCAATCACGGCTGGCGAGTACGGTCGCGCAAGACCCGCAGGGCAAGGTCAACGTCTTCTACCGCGAGTTGAGATGACCGTCTCAGGTCGTCCGCGAGTTCGGGTTCGAGAACTGTTCCAACTCGGTCAAGACGCTGTACGACCGTGGCACGCTTGAAGCTGGCATCACCATCGTGCATTGCATCGAGCCGCGCTACGACCGCGACGCGAGCAAGGCCGACAAGATGAACATGCCTTCCCGCTCGGTCTACTACGAGCAGGCGAACAACGAGCCGGTGGTGCTGCGCGAATCGGGATTCAACAAGTTCCCGGTCCTGGCCCCGCGCTGGTCCGTCACGGCCAACGATGTCTACGGCAACAGCCCAGGCATGGAGGCACTGCCGCAACATCGGGCAGCTTCGGCGCGAGCAGCTACGCAAGGCCCAGGGCATCGATCCAGACGCAACCGCCGCTGCAAGCTCCCACCAGCATGCAGGGCCGTGCCGTCAACATGCTGCCGGGCGGCGTGACCTTCCACGATGCTCCGCAGCAGGACGGATCAGGACGGCTTTCGAGACGAACCTCAACCTGCAATACCTGCTGAACGACATCCAAGACGTTCGCGGGCGCATCAGCCGGTCGTTCTACGAAGACCTGTTCTTGATGATGCAGAACGATCTGCGCAGCAACATGACCGCGCGCGAGATCCAAGAGCGGCACGAAGAGAAGCTGCTGATGCTTGGCCCGGTCATGGAGCAGTTGCAGAACGAACTGCTGGAGCCGCTGATCGATCTGACGTTCGACGCCATGCTGGAGCAGGGTTTGATCCCGCCGCCGCCGGAAGAACTTGGCGGCGCAGAGCTAGGCGTCGAGTTCGTGTCGGTGCTGGCCCAAGCGCAGCGCGCTGTCGGTAGCTCGTCGGTCGATCGCTTCCTTGGCAACGTGGGTGCGGTCGCGCAGATGCGGCCTGAAGTCCTCGACAAGATCAACGCCGACATCCTCGTCGATCGCTATGCGGACATGCTTGGTGTCGATCCGAACATCATCGTCGCCACTGAAAAGGCGGAGGCCCTACGCGCTGCCCGCAACAAGGCGATGGCTGCGCGCGAACAAGCGGCGGTCATGCAGCAGTCGTCGATGACCGCAAAGAACTTGGCCGCCGCCAAGACCACGGAACCCAGTGCGCTGACCGATGTGATGAACATGTTCAGCGGCTACAACAGCCCGGCTTCTACCGAACTCTGACGCCCAAACAGGAACCACATGGTCGCCCCACTCGTCTCGATTGATCCAGTTGCCGTGCATGTGCATGGCCTTGCGCATCCGTTCAACGTGGTCCATGCCGCTACAACCCCTTACCATGGGACGGTTGCCGCAAGCTCTACCACGACGACCATCAACATCACCGGCAAGACCACGGTGACAAACACGGTTGGCCTGCGCATCAGGTTCCTTCGATGGGCCTGCTGCTGGTCAGACGGCTGTCATCGCAACTGACAACACCACCAACGTTGTTCTTGCGACGGCTCTGACTGCCGCCCCAGCGGCTGGCAACACGTTTGTGTTGGAATTCCCGACTCCTTGCAACGCCATCTGCATCGGTCCCAGCACAACGGTCAGCGTGGACGTTGATGTAAGCCCAGGCCACCACTGGTACGCCGGGTGGTTCTCAGTTGACCATCAGCACGGGCGCAGCGCAGGCACTGTGGTTGCCCGTCAAGGCTCGTAAGGTCATCCCGACGACCGGCACCACCGCTATCGCTTTCTGGTAATGGCCGAAAGCAGCAGACGCGGCGGAGAGCGCGACCAGCCACGGAACATCCCCGTTGCTGGCGAAGTGCTGCGCCGTGAGGTGCTGCGTCTTGGGTTTGCACGCCGAGACGAAATCTCAACTGGTGGCAACACTGGGACGCCCACCGGCGGGAATCTTCAGTGGGCTGGGCCTGGGGGACAACGCCTCCGGTCGCCGTGTTCATCTCGCAGTACCAAGGAGCTTGGTCGTGACGGACTACTACAGAGGTCAAGTAGTCGAGAACGACGGGTCAGCCTACGTCTGCATCTCTGACCACACCAGCGGTCCAAGTAGCGAGCCTGGAGTTGGCGGATCGTGGACTACGCACTGGGATGTCATCGTCTCTGGCATTGGAAACGGTGACAAAGGCGACATCACTGTAAGCGGAGGAACGTGGACGATCGACAACGCCGCGGTGACCTACGCCAAGATCCAGAACGTCAGCGCGACGGATCGCGTCCTTGGGCGTAGCTCGGCCGGCGCTGGCGACATCCAGGAGATCACCTGTACGGCAGCAGGCCGCGACCTGCTCGACGACGTAGACGCCGCTGCGCAGCGGACGACGCTGGGACTCGGCACGCTGGCTACGCAGAGCGGCACCTTCTCGGGAACGTCGAGCGGCACCAACACTGGCGACCAGACGATCAACGCTGACCGGCGACGTTACCGGCAGCGGGACGGGCAGCTTTGCGGCGACGATCGCGTCGAACGCCGTGACGTTTGCCAAGATGCAGCACATCGCCAGCCAAAACCTGATTGGGCGTCATGCTGGATCGACTGGAGAACCTCAAGAAGTTGGCGTTGGCAACGGCATTGAGTTCAGCGGATCAGCGATCCGTCGTAGCGCGCTCACAGGAGATGTTACGGCTCCTGCTGGCAGCAACACCACGACGATTGCAGCAGGCGCAGTCACGCTCGCAGACAAGCTAGAGCAGCCGACGGCAGATCAGAAGATCATCGCTTGCGGCTCGGTGGCACTACATGGCAGGAAATGACTTGCCTTCGCAGACGCGCAAACCTTGTTGAGGGGTACAGCAGGCGCTGCCGAGTTCGCTGCCCTCGGCTTCGGCACCGCAGTCAACCGCAACGTTTCCGAAGGCACCGCATCGCCAACTGGTGGCGCTGACGGCGACATCTACCTCCAGTACGTCTAACCATGGCCGATAGCGTCAGGACACGCGGGCGCCGGCGGACGGATGGCGACGCGAAGAAGTCGTGCTGGGGCAGACCGCGCAGATTCAGACGATCCAGCTAGCCACCACAAGCGGCGCAGACGATGCGAAGCTTGCCACTGATGTCAGCACAGCGAACCCGCTGCCTGTGCTGCCGAGTGGCGAACTCATCGAGCATCTGTCCGCGCTGCGCATGGCCATTCAGGCCCTGACTCGCAGCGTCGGATTGATTACGGTAGACCCGACGACGGGCCGCTTGCGCGCCGAGGTCATCCAAGCCACGGCGGCCAGCCTTCAGACCACCGCAACGATCGCGTCGGGCACGGTCACGACCGTGACCACGTGCAGCACGCTGACCAACCAGTCGCAGATCGGCGGCATCGCAAGCCAACGACCAGATCCCCGCGCTGATGACGACTGCGCGCCGACGCACCTCCAGGCGGAAGCATCTCGGTGACCTGACCTATGCCGACGACGAACTTCAACCGCCAGATCCTCGACCTCAAGCGATGGGAACAGGTCACGCCCCTGGCCGCGCGGCGACCGTCGCAGCGCTCGTTCATCGAGGGCAGTCGGCACTTCCGGCAGCAGCAGTTGTACGTTCGCGGCACGACCGAGGCGTACCTGTACCTGCCGCAGGAAGACGGCTGGGTGCAGGTGCCTTCGCCGAGCCCTCGCCGGTTCGCTCGGCTGCCGGCGCAAGCTGGCTGCTCCGGTGCCATGTCCACTGGCACCACGACGGCGGCCTCGACGCTGACCGCGACGGGCGGCAGCGACCTCAACGATCGCCACGAACCAGACGCTCGCCCGCGACCTGCGCGGCTACAGCATCCACATCGTGAGCGGCCCCAACGCCGGCGTCACGCTGACGATCAGCAGCAACACAATCGGCGCGACCGCCACCATCACCGGTCCCTACGCAGGCCTCTGCGTTCACGGCCTCGACGGTGTACCGTCTCGATCACTCCCGGTGTGGTACGTCGTCGGCGCGCGGCACACTCGCCAGCGGGCAGCTTCACGCAAGTACGACTTCGCCACGAACACCTGGACCACGCTGAGTCAACACCGGCCTGCCGGCAACGCTCGGGCACGGACGGTCGGTTGATCGCCACGCCGAGCCTGCGATTGACAGCGCGTTCAGTCCTCGCCATCGGGCAGCGGCCACGGCGACGAGCGGCAGTCGACGACGCTGACGAACAGACCGGCAAGGCCTGGACGGCTACACAGTGGGTCGAACTCGACAGGTGCGCATCGTCAGCCGGAACGGGCGCGGGCCAGATCCGCACCGATCACGGCCAATACCGCCGACACGCTGATCACGGTGTCTAGCGACCTGGACGACGAACCCCGGACGCCGACCAGCGTCTACCAGATCTGGACGGGCAACGACGACTTCATCTACGACGCTCGGCAACAACGCCGTCACCCTGTACCGCTACAGCATCAGCGGCAACACCTGGAGCACGCTGACGCCCGGCGTGGCGCGTGCTGCGGCTCCTGGCGCAGGCGCTGGCGGCCACTGGGTCTCACGGCTGCACAACGAGCGACTGGACGAACGAGTCGGCCATCCAGAACGGCCGCTACATCTACAGCTTCCAGGGCGGCGCAACCGCTGCGCTTCACCGCGTACGACATCGCGGGCAACACCTGGGCGACGATGACCTACGGTGCCGGCGACGGAGACGTTCACGACCGGCACCAAGTACGTCTACCAGCAGGACGCGCTGTACATCGCAGAAGGACGCCACGGGCCGCTGGGCTCCGCTTCGACATCCTGGCGCTCGGCATGGACAGGGCTGGACCACGATGCTCTACCCGAACGGCGCCAGGCGCTCGTTGGCGACACGGCGTTCAGCGTCAGCTTCACCGATGGCCCGCGACGCCGCATCGACTACTGCTACATGGCGCTGGAACACGTCCACGATCGTCCTTCGCCAGATGATTATCTGATGGACACCTCCCAACGCATCGCCGCTGCTTGAGGTCGCCCTCGTCAACCTCTCTGCCCAGCGCACGGCTGCGTGTCGTGTTGGCGACATCGACTGCATCGACCGCATCGACGCAGAGGTGGCTTCGATCGACGCCGAGTTGCTCGTGCTGCGCGCCTCGTAGCCATGCTCCTCACCCTGCTTTCGCCGTCCGGGCCGCCGCCGACGAACACCATCGTCTGGCTGCGCGTCGGCGGCGTCTGGAAAGGCCACGGTGTGGCTGCGCGTTTCCGGAGTCTGGAAGGACGACTCATTCCGTTGCGCGTCTCGGGTGTCTGGAAGTGACTGTAAGACCTTCGACGGAAATCCGAACTTTTTGACGTAAGCCCTCTTGCAGGAAAGCACCTCCGAACTTCTTTTCCTTACCCAGTGTGATATCGCGATGAGCGTCGGCCATGGCATCCTTTCAACGCCTGCGCCATCGTCGCCCTGGGCGGCAGCTGGTGCGGTTGTAACCGGCGGCGACCATGGGCGAAGCTGTCGAAGTGCCTTCGGGGCAAGTTCCTCGGCGTCGGTTCCGGCGGCCTCGCTTTTGGCGTTGCGTGGTACTTCCTCAAGCGGGAGGAGGCTATGCGGTTGGCGCACGAGCGCGTCGTATCGCAGCACCTCGACGCAGCCAGCAAGATCGGCGGCACCTTCGCGGACACCGTTACCGAGATCCTTGCCCGATGACCGCGCGCACGCGGAAAAGCGCGAGGAACGGCTGAGCAGAGATCCTTCAGGCCCAACGATGAAACGCATTGCTCTTACTGCGTTCGTTCTGCTTGCCGGTTGCTGCGGCCCAGACCATCAGCGCATCGCCGCTGACCGAGCGACATACGACTGGTTCGCGCCCATGATGGCGGCTGCTACCTCGCGGCAGACGCCAAGCTCGACGATGCCGCCAAGCAGACCCACCTGCGCGGCCTCAGGGCCTGGGGCGACCGCATCTCGGCTGACGAGCGCGCCGCTCGGGGCAAGTGATCGCCGTGCCCAACCAGATCGAGAGCATCGTCAAGGACGAGTTGCACGCCTTGATGGCGTCGCTACAAGCCGAGGTGTCCGATCCCATGGTGCGGGCAAACTTGCTCGCTATGGCCGAGGACACGGCCATGCTGCCCATTCGCATCGCACGCGGCGAGGATGTCTCCGGCATCGTCGAAGGCGCTCAAGGCCGAGGCCCAGAACCGCGCCCTGACGCGCCAGTATCCAGGTGCAGGCGATTGTTCGTGAGGCGTGGATGCGAGCAATGGCCCGCATCCTGACGGCCGTCATGGCCGCTCTGTAGCGGGTTGCATCATTTCGGCGGCCTACGTAGGGTCGCCAGTGTGAGCGACTACGACCCGCACGACCTTGAAGGTCAGAAGGCCGCAGAGCAAGACAGAGCTTTGCGGGAACGTCTGGCTGCCGAGGAAGAAATCGCGGACATCCGGTGGCTCATGGGCAAGCGAACGGCCGGCGCATTGTGCATCGGCTGTTGGCGACTGCCGGCGTGTTCCACTCCGTGTTCAACCCTAACTTTGGCGTCATGGCCTTTGAAGAGGGGAAGCGCGAAGCGGCCCGCAAGCTGTTGCAGATCGTCAACCTTCACTGCCCCGAACAGTACCCGCTGATGATGCGCGAAGCCGCGCAGAAGAACTCGAATGACTGAAATGCTGACCGGGGCCGCCCAACTTCAAACGAAGGCCAAGCCGCAGCGACGCCAGCCACGACGCCTCCTGTTCGGGAACGCCGAAGGCTGGTGAGCAAGCCGCTCCGAAGCAGGAAGCAACGGACGGCAGCAAGCAGACTGGCGATCCCGCGAAAGCGGTCGAATATGCCCTCAAGGGCGACTTCGACGCGGGCGTTCTGTCAACGTACACGGATCTCGCCAAGTCCTTCGGGATGTCTCCCGAGAACGCGCAGAAGATGCTCGACCAGATGGCCCCTGCCATGCAGAAGGCCGAGGAATCGAGGCTCCAAACTGCGCGAAACGAGTGGCTGGAGCAGTCGAAGAGACGACCCCGAGTTCGGTGGCCCCAAGCTCGAAGAGAGCCTGCGGCTGGCGAACAAGGCGTACGACGCTCTTGCCTCTGAGAACCTGAAGGAACTGCTGAAGGAGTCCGGCCTCGCCAACCATCCCGAGATGGTGCGGTTATTCCGCAAGGCTGGAGAGATGATCTCGACCGATCATTTCGTGGGCGGCAAGCAAGCCACGCGCCAGTCGCCTACTGGGCCGCGTGACTTCGACGCCGATCGCGGAGTCCTTCTACTCCACGAAGTAGGCAACCCCAAAGCACCTGAAAAACCATGCGGCAGTTCTTGGAGCAAGCAATCTTACGCTGGCCGATTGGGCCAAGCGTGTTCACCCCGATGGCAGCATCGGTGACGTTGCCGAACTTCTCGGCCAGACCAACGAAGTCCTTGAGGACTGCGTTTGGAAGGAGGGCAACCTCCCCACTGGCGAGCGAGTCGTCATCGTACGGGCCTCCCGACGACCTACTACCGCGCTCTGAACGCTGGCATCCCGTCCAGCAAGAGCACCACGGCGCAGGTTGACGAAGGCGTGCTCGATCATCGAGGCGCGCTCGGAAATGGACGTTGACCTTGCCAAGCTGAATGGCAACGGCCCAGTTCCGTCTGTCGGAGGCATTCGGCGTTCATCGAGTCGATGAACCAGACTTTCGTGCAGGGCCTGTTTGCTGGCAACCCGGCGACGGACCCGAAGCAGTCCTCGGTTTGTATGAACCGCTACAACAGCCGCAACTCGGCTGTCGGCAACGGCGTCAACGTGCTTGACGGTGGTGGTTCCAGCAACCTGTCGTCTTGTTCTGGTCTGCTGGTCGGATCGGACGGTCTACTGCCCGTTCCCGAAGGGCGGCAACCGGCCTGATGGAGGAAGCTGGGCGTCCAGACGATCTTCAACGGCACCAACCGCATGCAGGCGTACGTCTCGCGCTTCCCAGTGGAAGCCGGGTCTGGCCGTCAAGGAGGCTGGCGCTCCGTCGTTCGCATTGCGAACATCGACACCTCCTCGTCCGGCATCTTCACTACGTCCGGTGCTGGTTCGCAGGCGAACTTCGGCTGCCACCAACATCATCAAGCTGATCGCTCGTGCGATGGATCGCATTCCGTCGTTTGGCGGCGTCAAGGCGTGCTTCTACATGAATCGCACCGCGTCTACAGCGGTCTGCGCATCCAGGCCCTTGACCGGACACAGGAGCGTTCTCGACATCGAGAAGGGTCTTTCCAGCTTCGGCACGCCGATGTCGTGGCTCACGTTCCAAGGCATCCCGATCCTGCAAGGTCGATGCCCTCACCAACACCGAATCGCAGGTCACGGCGGCCTAGTCCAAGGAGCCACCAGTGATCCTCGACAACGCACTTACGCTGGTCACTCCGGCCACCACCGCGGCTACTGACTCGACTGGGCAGATCGATCCGATCTTTCGAGCCTGCGTGATCTTGGCGAAGGCCGTGAGATTCAGGCCCTGCTGACGGTCACGGCCAGCTTCACCGGTGCTGGCAACATCTCGTTCGGCCTTTGGAGTTCTGACACTATCTGGCGATGCTGACTCCCACCTTCATTTCGGGATGGGGTGGGCCGTCTGCTCTCACAGACTACCCGATCGGTGCGCAGCGCATCATTACGCTTCCGCAAATCGTTGTCGTCTGGCACGAACTGGGTACTCGCTACAGGCGTTACCTGGTCCTGCGAGCCACCAACACGGGAACTGTGACTGCTGGCGCGGCCAGCATGTCGCTCATCCTGGATGAACAGGACGGCCGCACGTTCTACCCCAGCGGCTACACGATCGCCTGATCGAGTGGCTGCCTGAGTTCAAAAGTCTCGCCGTGCCGCTTGGTGCGGCGGGGCTTTTTGCTTTCCTGCGAGGTGTCACATGGCGAAGCGTAAGTTCTTGTTGGCAATCGGTCAGAGCAATAGCACCGCCATCGGTGATGCTCAGTCTTGGGAGGATCAGAACCTGCAAGTTGCTCTGCGGAACCCGCAGGTAATCGGCTACGCAGTTCGGGGAAGGCAGCTACAGCGACACGTTCACGCTGCCGCTGACGTTCTACGGAGGTCGCCAGACGGCGCGCTACGGCACCGGCCCGAAGGCCAGCCCGTGGCAGACGGTCAGCACGAAGGGCTCGGCGTTGCAGGCCGTCAAGATGCTGACCTTCTACGATCCCGTGCCGACGCAGACCAACGTGCTTGGCTCGTCGTTCCGCAAGTACCCTGGGACATGCAGCGTCACCAGTGCGGTTACTGCGCGGAAGATCGTGACGAACTGCAAGTGGCAGTACGACGCCACGGGCCTTGTCCTGACGCGCAAGCTGGACGGCAAACAGTACACGGTCACCAGCAGCAACGACCAAGAACTGTTCCTGACGCCTGACCTTGACCCTCTCCCGCAGGTCAATGAGGAGTTCAGCTACCCGTTCGTCGGTGGGGCCAACGGAACGTCGGGCACCATCTTGTTCAAGAGCATCTTGGGCGGTGTCAACGATCCTGGCACCTACACGGCTGGTGTTCTTGCTCAGGCGTACGCAGTAGCGTCTGGATCGACTCGCGCTCCTGCTCGCTTCCGCATGGGCACCACTCCCGTGCGAGTTGGCGAGACGGTGAAGCTGCGCGGCGGCATCGACTCGGCGCTGCCCGGTCAAGTCCCGTGTTCTTCGATAAACACAACCAACGGAACCATCACGCTGGTGGTTAACCCGTTTGTCGTGAATGACTGCGTGCGGTTCTTTGGGACAATCCCCGGCAGCACCGTTGCCTCGCAGTCGTACTACGTCGTGTACTCGTTCGGCAACGACATCAGGGTTTCGCCAACGCGCGGCGGGTTCGTGCTTGTCCCATCGACGAACCCAGGTGTTGCAACGTCTGTCGGCTACGCCGTGCCCCAGGGCGTCGTCATGTCGTACTCGGAAAACACATTTGGGGACTACACGGTCGCCAAGGCGTGCCTGCCGATGACGGCATCGGTTGTGCAAGTTGTCCCTGGCAACGTGGAGATCACTGGAGCCAACCCAAACGGAACGACGTACCCAGCTTTTTGCAACAACGACAGAGTTCGCATCGACCAAACGGCTGGAGGGCTTCTGGCTGGAGTTGATTACTGGGTCAGCGTTGCCAATTCTGGACCGTTCACGCAAGCTATCCAGTTCAGCCGCACGCCATACCCGGCACTGAACATCGTCACCGTGAACAGCGGTCTTGTTGGCCGCACGCTGACGGTGCAGGACACGGACACGATGTTCTACTTGCGCCGCCCGACCACTTCGGCGGTTGCAAGCGTCGCCATTGGAGCAAGTAACCATATCACGCTTGCCGAAGGGCACTACGTTTCCGCTGGCGACAAGGTGAAGTTTTCTGGGGCGAGCCTTCCTGGCGGCATCAGTGCCAGCACCGTCTACACGATCGCAAGCGTGTCGAGCGGGGCCGCAGAAACCTCTGAGCGAATCCTCACGCTTCAAGGCGTCACGATCAGCAGCGTAGGCAGTCTGCCGATCACGATGACGCAAGTTGCTGGCGACGAGTTCATCAGCCTGCACGACAGCCACCACCGCTTCTACATGGAGCGTGCGTACCAAGCTCGTGGCTCGCTGACCGGACTCACGATCACTTGCGTCACCGGAGCGAACGCTGGTCAGACGCGGGCGTGCGGCGATGTCGTCTTCGATGCCGCCGCCAACAAGTGGGTGCTGGAGGTGTCGCCGTTCGTCAGTGCCACGGCTGCCAACGACACCTACACGATCCAGCCTCCGACGATCTCGGGGCAGGCGACGCCGTTCAACAAGTTTGCGATGTGGCTTCCGTGGTCGCCGTTTGACGGCGAAGCGCAGTTCACGCAGCCGGCGTTCACGAACCTGTCGTGTTCTGGCGCAGGCCAGCCGATCACGGTCACCTTCTTGACCGACATCCTTGCAGCGAACACGCAAGTCGCGTTGAACGGCAGCGGAAGGAACCCGCTTGGGACCAGCACGGTGTCCGCTGGTTCAACGGCGTCTGTGATCCAGTGCGCGACGATTTCCGCGACCAGTTTTGCGGGTCAGGTGCTGATGTTCCGCACTGGGGCCTTGGCTGGCCAGTATCGGCAGATCGCAAGCAGCACGACGACATCGGTCACGCTGGTCAGTGCGTTTGGGGCTGTCCCAGCCAACGGAGACTTGTTCGATCTCGTGGAGACGAGCGTCCCGCTGGAGGTTGTGTACCGGACTTCGTACTACGTTCAGCCGACTGGGACGCTTGGCACGCTACGCGTTGACCCAGAGCTACGGCGGGTCTGCCGTTACTGGCTCCTGCGCCTTCAGCAGCACCGGGGCCGCGTCCATGTCTCTCCTGCACCAGCGCGGCAAGCGGAACCCGTACCCGCCCGGCTGGAACTACCCCGAACCACTACACGCCGGTCGGTGGCACATACCAGCCGTTCGCTGGCGTGTTCCTCGGTGGTCAGCCGAAGCAAGGCCATTACGTCGGCCTTGGGCTGCGGATGCATGAGTACCTTGGCGAGACGATGCATGTCATCCCGCTGGCGTTCAGCGGCAGCGGCCTTGCGCAGGGGAGCACGGCCCTGACCGGCGTCGGGCAGGCGTGGTTCGATCCTGACCAGCAGACCAGTTGGGCACCGGGCGATCCGAACAACTGCTACGGACGCTTGCTGGACGTTCTGGACGCGGCCAAGACCGCCTTCGCCCTGCAAGGCGACACCGGGGAGTGCGTCGGCATCTTCTGGGCGCAAGGCGAGGAAGATGCGACTTCTCAGAACCGCGCCAACCGCTACTACGCGAACTGCGTCCGCCTGCGGCAAGCCGTCCGACAGGCTCTTGCGGACAAGGGCCTAGCCAGCGTCAGCCCGCACAAGATCCCGTGGATCGCCTCCAAGGTCCGCCCGAACGTCCTGTGGGTCTACGCCGACACGGTGAACGCGGCCATCTCCAAGATGGCGGATGGCGACCCGTACATGCGAGCCGTGGAGCTTCGGATCTCCCGGTGATGTTCGACGGCATCCACTACACCGGGGCCGGCATGAACACGCTGGGGCAGCGGTTCTACGAAGCCTGGGCGGCAGTGCAGCGCATGGGCACCAGCGAGGTGGACATCTGCAACCTCGCGCTGGCGAACATCGGTGAGACCGCCAAGGTCACCAGCATCGACCCGGTTGACGGCAGCGCGCAGGCGGCCCTGTGTGCTCGCTTCTACCCGCTCGCACGCGACAGCCTGCTGGAAATGGGAACGTGGTCGTTCGCCGTCGAGCGCAAGACCCTGACGCCGACGACCAACACTCGGACGGAGTGGGAGTACGCCTTGCCGAGGTTCCCGACGCTAGCGGCATCATCGCGGTCATGCCGCCCGATGCTCCCGAACGACTGGGTTATGTGGGGCACGGTCTCCGCAGAAGTTCGTTATTGAAAGCGACGTGAACGGCAGCAGGATCTTGTACACGAACCAAGCCGATGCCTCCGTTCGGTACAACGCCAAGATCGTTGACACGACGTTGTTCAGCAACCTGTTCACGATTGCCCTGTCGTGGCACCTGTCGTCGATGCTGGCTGGCCCGATCATCAAGGGCGACGTAGGTGCCGCAGAGTCCAAGCGGTGCGCTCAGATGGCGTCTGCGTACATGATGCGAGCCACTTCGCACGACACGACGACGCAGGCAGAAATCAAGCCCATGCACACGCCTAGCTGGATCACTATTCGATAATGGTCAACACGCGCACCCTTCAACTCTCGTTCAACGCTGGAGAGGTCAGCCAAGAACTCTATGGCCGCATCGACCTCAAGGACCATCAGTCCGGGCTGAAGAAGTGCCTGAACATGTACGTCAAGCCACAGGGCGCGGCCAAGCGTCGGCCTGGGCTTCAGTACGTCGGCAACGCGCGCAGCAACAGCCTGAAGTCGCGGCTGATCCCCTTTAACAGCCCGACTCCGATGGTGCTGGAGTTGACGCAGAACCACATGCGGTTCTACCGCAACGGTGAAGCCATCGCCTTGACGGGAGACAACTACTTTGTTGCGCGGTCCTGCACGTTGAACACGCTGACGGGAGTCTGGACGTTGGCTTCCGGCAACTTGGACAACCTTGCCAACGATGCCCGCGTGACCGTTTACTCGACGACGGCGGCAGGGCCTGGTGCGTTGTTTACGGACGCTAGTCAGGGACCGGCTAGGATTCGCTTGATCGCGCAGTCTAACGAATGGTCAGTTACTGACGTAGCTCCGGTTGTTGTTACGCAGTCAGCGCACGGACTCAGGCAAAACGACTCTGTTGTTTTTCGAGAAAGCGGAAGCTCTCTGCGTTGGTACTACGTCGAAGTTATTGACGAGTTCCGATTCAAGCCAAAGATTGGAAGCGTTGTTTCCCCACCGCTTTCGCCGCAGCAACTGCAAGATTTGAAGTTGACGCCAAAGACGTTGTTTGCGTGCGTTACTCCGGCCCCAACGATTGCACTTTCGGCGCACTACTTCATCGACAAGCTGTCGAGCACGACGTTCCGCCTCAAGACATCTGTTGGCGGCCTGCCGATCACGGCTTACGACAATGCAGGCATCGGCACGTTCACTCTTTCCGCATACTACGCGCAAGGCTCGCTGATCTTCGACCAAGGGCTTGGCAACTATTACCAGACCAACGGGGCCATTTTTTCGTCAAGCTCTGCAACGGCCACCTGGGTTAACTACGCAATCAACAACGCATCGGCCACTACTTGGAGCTTGCAGGCCACCGGCCAGGGGTTGGCGCACAACAACAACTACAGCGACGCTGAGTTGATGGAGTTGACCTACGCGCAGGACAACAACCGGCTGACCATCGCGCATCGCAACAGGCCGACGATCATCCTGACGCGAACGACCGACTTGCAGTGGTCTTGGAGTACGCAAGCTACTCGCCTCCGATGGCGGCTCCTACCAACCTTGTTGGGACAGCGTACGGGGCGATTCGCTATCGGGTAGAAGGTGCTTTCCAGCCAGGCGGAGGAGCTTCAAAAACTGGATTGGCGACTCTCAACTCTGAGTTGTTGCCATTCGTTCCTGGCGACACCGTGAAGTGTTTTACGTCGGCGAACTCTGGCCTCCCGGCTGGGCTTCACGCCAAGGTGCAAAACAACGTGTTCACTGTCTCAAAAGTGTGGAGGGCAAACGCTTCTCCGCCTACCGACGCTTTTGAGATCAAGTCGAACACTCAGACTAACTTGGCGGCAGCCGGTCTTGGAACCGGGGAAGTGCTTTCCGTTGCACCAGCGGGAGTTGGAACAACAAGCATTAGTCCGCCGTTGTTCTTCGAGTTGTGGCCAGAAAACAGCCAAAGCACCAACTACTACGTCGTGACGGCTGTTGACGAGAACGACGTTGAGAGCCAGCCGAGCGCGCAAACCGGCGTCGAAAACAACCTGTATGCGAGAGACGTACAACGTCCTTTCGTGGACTCAGGTGCCAGATCCGGTCGGTGGTGCTGCGATCAAGCGGTACAACATCTACAAGCGGACCAACGGCTTGTTCGGATGGATCGGGCAGACCGACACCGCTTCTCAGGTCACGTTCCGCGACGACAACCTGACGCCAGACCTTGGCAAGACGGTGCCGATCCTCGACACCTCGCTGTCGGCCACCAACAACTACCCTGGGGCCGTGTCGTACTTTGAGCAGCGCAAGGTCATTGCTGGCACGAACAGCACTCCGGCCAAGGTCTGGATGACCCGCAGCAACACGGAGCAAGACCTCAGCTTCAGTATCCCGATCAAGGACAGCGACCGCATTTCGTTCACGATGCGATCGCGGGACAACCACCAGATTCGCCACATCGTCAGCACTGGTGAGCTACTAATCCTGAGCGACCAAGGCGAGTGGCGCGTTACACCGATCAACAGCGAGGCGATCACGCCTGAGTCCGTCAGCGTTCGCCCGCAGTCCTACGTTGGGTCGAGCTTCGTCACGCCTGCCGTCATCAACAACGCCTTGGTTTTCTGCGCTGCCCGTGGCGGCCATGTTCGGCAGATGGGGTTCAACTTCAACGCTCAGGGCTACACGACGGCGGACCTGAGCCTGCGAGCCGCCCACCTGTTCGACGACTTCACGATTGCCGATCTCGCGTACATGCGGTCGCCGTTGCCGATCGTGTGGTTCGTCAGTTCGTCGGGCAAGTTGCTCGGCATGACGTACATCCCCGAGGAAGGCATCGCCGCGTGGCACCAGCATGAAACCGATGGGCAGTTTGAGTCGGTCGCGTGCATCCAGGAGGGGCAGGTTGACAGCCTGTACTGCGTTGTCAAGCGCACGATCAACGGGACGAGTGTTCGCTACATCGAGCGGCTGACCGATGTGCGGGCGAACGGATCGGCGGCTGCCTACGTCGATAGCCACATCTCGTTCGACGGCACGCATACGGGTGGCAAGCTGCTGAAGCTGTCGGAGTACCTGAACGGCGGCTGGAGCAAGGACGCCATCATCACGGTGGAGGAGTCGCTGGCTGGCTCGCTGTTCGCGCAGAGCGATGTAGGCGACTACTTGGAGATCCGATCTGGGTCCGACAAGTACCGCATGTTGGTCACGGAGCGACTGACTAGCTCGGTCGTTCGCTGCCGCCTTGTCGAAGATCTTCCGGTGTCGTTGTGGAACACGACGGTGGCGACATGGGCTTGGGCGCGGCAGACCTTCGCTGGTGCGACGCATCTCGCCAACGAGGAGGTCGATGTCGTCGCCGATGGCGTCCCGCTGATGGAAACAACGGTGGTCAGTGCAAGCGGGACGCTGACTACCAGCCAGCACTACACCAGCATTGTCATGGGCATTCCGTACGTCAGCCAGTTCGTGACCCTGCCTCTTGCCATGCAGGCCGAAGCGGCTGGGCAAGGCCGCACCAAGAACATCAACAAGATGTGGCTGCGCGTAGACAGCACCGATGAACGGTTCTGGGTCGGACCCGAAGCGATGCTGACCTACCCGCTGGTCGTTGAAAACCAGTTGCCTTCCACGGCAACGAGCTTGGAGCGGCAAATCACCTTGATGCCTGAAGTGGAACCAAGACGGGTCAATCCTTGTGCATCAAGAACATCCCGTTGGCCTGACCATCAATGGC